ATGAACATAGGGGTTAAAGAAAGAAATATCAATGGCAGGACGTAAACCGAAACCAACAGCACTAAAGATTTTACAGGGCAATCCCGGCAAGCGAAAGTTGAACAAAAATGAACCGAAGCCGAGAACTGAAATACCGAGTTGCCCTACATGGCTAACGGCAATGGCTCAGATGGAATGGAAGCGAATTGTTCCGCAGTTAAAAAAGCTTGGATTAATATCTAAACTTGATCGGTCTGCGCTGGCTGCATACTGTCAGGCGTTCGGTCGATGGCAAGATGCAGAATTAGAAATAAGGAAATATGGATTTGTCTGCATAACTGATAAGGGCAATGTTATCCAGAGACCAGAGGTTGGTATTGCAAATAAAGCTCTCGAACAGATGTATAAATTTTTAACTGAATTTGGAATGTCACCAGCAAGTAGGACAAAACTTTCAGTAGCCATTAAAAAACCGGAAGATGATATGGATGCTTTCATGAAGCGGGGCAAGAAAGCAAAGGGCAATATTGTTAAATTTACGGGGACGGAGGGAAAATGAAACGGAATAGAACAAAGTGTACCCAAATGTCAGCAAGATGTACTGAATCAGAACACCAAAAGATCATAGAGGCATCTAAAAATCATAATATGTCAATAGCCGATATCATGAGAACAGGTGCTTTGATATTAGCAGAAACAGATAAACAACTATGGGATAGCGTTAAAGAATATAGTGAGGAAAAAAGAATATATATGTCTCTTGCATTGGAAGAAATTATTAAAAAAGGATTAAATAAAGTTCTATGAATCTGAGCAAGTATCCGGCACATAAATATGCTGAGGATGTCCGAAACGGTCGGATCGTTACCTGTAAATATACGAAACTTGCTGTGCAGCGATATTTTGACGATCTCGAACACGGACATGAACGTGAGTTATATTTTGACATCGATGCTGCGCTTCACCGTATAGAGTTTTATCGTTTCTGTCGACATTTCGAGGGTGAATGGGCAGGACAGGTTATTGAGCCGGAGCCGTGGCAGCAATTTATTGATTGGAATATGTTTGGTTGGATGGGAAAAGACGGAACACGGCGGTTCAAAATTTGCTATGTTGAAGTTGCGAGAAAAAACGGAAAGTCAACTATTACGGCTGTAGATGGAAATTATTTAACTGATTTCGATAACGAGCCGGGGTCCCAGGTATATACAGCAGCAACAAAAAAAGATCAAGCGGCGATTATTCATGGTGCAAGCCGTAGAATGGTTCAACGGTCACCAGCACTCAGAAAACGGCTGAAAACATTTAAAAACTCAATATTCAGCGAAATATCAGGCAGTAAATATTTGCCGCTTGGTCAAGATTCGAATACAGAGGACGGATTAAACGTACATGCTGCTTTAATTGACGAATACCATGCACATCCAAACTCAGGGCTATATGATGTTCTTAGGTCGGGTATGGGTGCCCGGCGTCAGCCAATGATGAAAATTATAACGACTGCCGGGTTCGATACATACTGCGCTTGCCACGAAGAGCGGGATTATCTTGTAAATGTGCTCGAAAAACGACATGATGATGATACATATTTCGGAATAATTTATACGCTTGACGATGAAGATGAATGGACAGATGAAAAAATATGGATAAAAGCAAATCCGAATTTAAACGTGTCGGTAAATCTTAAAGACTTGCAAGATCAGTGCCGAAGAGCAAAAAGATCACCGCAAAAACAAAATGAATTTAAAACTAAACGATTGAATATATGGACGGAATCAATATCATTATGGATAACAGCAGAATCATGGAGAGCTTGTGACGGAGCGGTCGATCCCGATGCATTGCTGGGATGCAAGTGCTACGGGGCGTTCGATCTGTCGGCCACAACGGATATGACGGCATGGATACTCTGTTTCCCGCCTGAATTTGAAGGTGATACGTATAAATTCCTATATCGATTCTTTATGCCGCAGGAAGACATTGATGAAAAGTATTTAAACAAAGATGTACTTGCGCTTGTAAAATTATGGATTAAGCAAGGATATATAACGGCCACGCCGGGCAATGTTGTCGATTATGGGATGGTTGAAGATCAAATCAAGGCAGATGCAGAAAAATACGAGATTGAAGAAATAGCATTTGATAAATGGAATGCGACACAACTTGTAAATAATCTTATGGATGCTGATTTTGAGATGGTGAAATTCGAGCAGGGAATAAAATTTATATCAGCATCGGCAAAACAATTTGAAATCCTTATTTCTAATGGTGAAATTGCTCATGGTGGGAATCCGGTTATTGAGTGGATGATAAGCTGCACTGAAATTTATACGGATGCGAATGATAATATTAAACCGGTAAAACCGGATAGAATGAAAGCGTCTAAACGTATCGATGGCGTGATTGCGTCAATTATGGCTGTATCAAGGGCAATTGTCTTTGATGAGTCAAGTATTTACAAAACTGAAGACATAATGGCGTTTTAAAGGGGAAGAGGAAATTATGAAGAAAAGTAAAAGATTAGAAATGCATATCGATGAATTGTCTCTTAAAAAACTTGATTATTTATCAAATATTACAGGTGACAATGGAAGATCAGCAACAATTCGCTCAATAATTGCAAAAGAGTTTGATAAAATTGCAAGAATTAACGAAAATAATATTCATCCGATAAGTTTTGGTATAGAAGAATTGACAGAACAATATACAAATGTCATTAATCTAAGCAAAAAGGTCATGAGAATTTTAGAAATAAAAGCCCCCGAAGAAATAAAAAATCAGTATAAACTCATGCTTCGTGAAGCGATAGAAAAATTACTTCATGATATAGATCAAATTTTAGAGCGAACATGAAAAAAAAGATTGATATATGGGATTTAATATGTTTGGCAGGCTTGGGAATGGCCATATATGGTGTTTATAATATATATGAGCCATTAAGTTTTATATTAGCCGGGTCGATATTTCTGCTTATGGGAATATTATTCGGGAGAAAGTAAATTATGGGATTATTTGCACAAGCATACGGCGAAATGAGATCATCACTCTCAATGCCGGAAAGATGGTTAATTGATTGGTGGGCTGGTGGTACAGAAACTAATGCAGGTAAAAAAGTTGACGAACAAACTGCATTAACATATTCAGCTTATTTTTGCGGGGTGAATTTGATCGCTGGTTGGATAATGCAAATGCCTTTGCAAATATTTAAACGATTGCCGGACGGAAACAAAGAACTTGCAACAAAACACCCGCTTTATTTTGTGTTACACGACCGGGTTAATCCGAAATTGACATCCGCACGGTGGAGGCAAACACAGGAAGGGCATAAGCTTACATGGGGGAATGCTTATTCGCTTATTGATTATGGGAACAATGGATCGGTAAAAGGACTTTATCTACTCAGACCTGACAGAATGAGACTTGAACCGAATGGAAAACGTATTGATTACGTATATAGATTTGTGAGCGGACAGGAAAAAATATATAGATGGGATCAAATACTTCATATACCCGGATTCGGATTTGACGGTATACAAGGCTATTCGGTTGTTACCCTTGCCCGTGAATCAATTGGCATGGGACTTGCAGTTGAAGAATTTGGGGGCAAGTACTTTAAAAATGGAACACATCTCGGTGGGATTGCCAGTATACCGGGAAAATTGAGCAAAGAACAAAGAGAAATATATAAAGAAAATTTTGCAAAAAAATATGGCGGTCTCGGTAATGCATATTCGCTTTTATTTATGGAACAGGATTTTAAATTTACTCCGACAACTATACCGAATAACGATTCACAATTTCTTGAATCAAGATCATTTAATGTAAATGAAATAGCCAGATGGCTTAATTTGCCGCCCCATAAACTCAAAGAAATGTCGCATGCAACGTTTAGTAATATCGAAGAACAAAACATGGAGGTGAGTCAGGACTGTATTGCCCCTATTGTGACGATATGGGAATCGGAGCTTACACTACAATTACTCCGAACAGATGAAATAGAAGCTGGCTATTTCATTGAGTTTAATATGGATGGTCTCCTGCGAGGGAATATTGAGAGTCGATACAACGCTTATGCAACAGCAATTCAAAACGGATTTATGTCTTCGAACGATGCCGCCCGAAAAGAATCCATGCCATCTGTCGAAGGCGGTGATCAGCGGTTTATTCCGCTTAATTTAATCCCAATTAATATGGCGGGGCAACCTAAACCGACATCAGAAAAGCCTGATAAAGAGCTGGAAAGAAGTATTAATACCGATGAAATACGAGCACAAAGAGCTATTTTATTACGTAGTCGATTAAGAAATCAGCATTATGGGCTATTTAAAGACGCTGCTGGTCGAATTGTGCGCCGTGAAGTGAATAATGTTACCGGGGCGGTCACAAAATATCTGAATAATGATGATATTACAGGGTTTTCCGGGTGGATAGATGAATATTACAGCGATTTTAGTGATTATACACAGAAAAACTTCTTTCCTGTAGTAGATGTTTATGCGGAGGCGATAAACGAGGCGGCCTCGCAGGAAATAGGGGCAACGCCATTAAAATCGCCGGAATTTGAAAAGAATAAAAAAGATTATGCAACTATAACGGCAACACGATATATTGATTCATCAAAGGGACAATTGCGCAAGATTATAGAGGACACGGAAAAGGAAAAACTTGCCGAAGTTGTATTATTGAGACTTGACGAATGGGAAAATACACG